CAACGTCATTGTCGGTTACAGGAACAATGGCACCGTCTTGGAAGCGTACTTGCTCAGTCGATACAGAAGCTACATCGACAAAGACACCAACACGATTGTTAGTGTCATCGACTACAACTTTATTGATTGGGGTGGTAACACCGGGGTCGCCAATCAATCCAATGACCGGACCTTCGGCAGCAGTGCCATCGTGTTTGTGACCAGTGGTGTTACTGAATACGTTTACAAGTTGGTCAAACTCGTCATTACTGTCGGCTGCATTGATAATGTCGCCATCAGTATACGAGGATTGTCTGGTGTAACCTGCCATTAGCGTCTTGCTCCTGCGTCAAATTCTAACTGAAAACCTTTCAGTGAATACGGTGCTGATGTTCCTCTGTCGTTAACTCGTAGTGCTACAGCAAAACCACTACCTTCGATTGGTTGTCTGAACAGTGGGTTTGACTGACCACCATATGTTGCTGTGCCGTAAGATGACGTACCGTAAACTGCAACAACCGTAGCTGTGTCAAACGGGTATGCTGCGGGTCTAGCGACATTCGGTGCTTCATAGTCATACCGCACAAACAAGTCAGCGTTCACTGCAGCTTCCGGTGCGTAGTTAATAATTACACGCTGGAATGTCTTGCGGATACCTGCGTCACCCATCGACAAGTCTGGTGAACGGTACTTGCCAGTAATCACATTGCCGTCAAAGTCGTTGCCCTGTTCTTGGCGATATACGTATCCGTCATACTCACCGTGAACAACAATGCTGGCACCATCGCTTACTACAAAGTCTGTGCAGCTAGGGCGAATACCACGAATGTCAGCAAACTCGTAACTGTCGCCTTTTCTTACACAGATAATTCCTGTTGTATTACCCCGTGTCACACCAGAGTTAGAGAAGAAGATGCGATACTGTGTCTTGTTAGGAATAACTACGCTGTCAAACTCATCGACATCAGACAAATCTGTAAAGCGTCTCTGCACTGCACGACTGATTGTACCAAGTTCAACGTCATCAATCCGTTCAGTACCGGCAACAGTACGCAGTCCATCTGGGCCTAAGAATACAATGTCACCAGCAAATTCCTGAATGGTGCTACCGTTGAGACACCCAATCTCACGGGTCACTGGTTGCAAAACAAAGTCAGCAGATGTGTTGCCTACCAGCTTGAAGATGCGTTCTTCACAGAAGATATACAGTTGGTCACGGAAAGGGAACAATCCAGTAATCGGGCTGTCTACTGCAATGCTACCTGCACCATTAGCTACACTAAAGTCATCATCTGTGTATGGTGCCGTGAAGACCAGTTCTTCTGGCGTAGTGGACATGCCAGCAAAAAACAAGGCATTCTTAAAACCAGTTACATACTTAGGGTCTGCCGGTGCGCCTGTCGCATTTAAGTCTGTTACGGTAGTGTTATCGTACTTACTTGCGTTGTTTGCACCATCTGCCCACACAATGTAATCTGTGCCAGCAAGGTTGTAACGGAAGAATGTATACTTACTTGCGCTAGTACGTCCGCTGTCAATCGAAGTCCAGCTACCTGTAGTACCACCTTTGTAGACACTTTCCCCTCTAGCAGCTAGGATGTTGCCCTTGAAATAAGCAGACATCAAAACTTTTTCTGTGCTAGAAGCAGTATACGGAACTACATTGCTATTCCACTTTTCGTAGCCAGAGATACGTCTGTACCCACCTCTAACGTCTGGCTCAAAGTTCTGCAGTTCCAGTGCCATTCCGGGCTGCATAGAAAACGTAGATTGGTCTAGTACCAAACCACCTTCACAGGAAAAGACGTAGGGGCTAAGTCCAGATTCGTCAGCCATTATTTAGCCCCCTGTAGGAAATATAGATACGCCGTACCTTTGTGATTGCGGAATATACGTTGAACGCACATAGCTATAGTTTCTGTTAATGAACAGACTTTGCATGTGTTTAATGCCCTCTTCAAATCGGGCAAAGTTAATGCCATACTGCTGCGCCTCACCACGATACTGATAACCGTAGGCTGTAGCACCGTCCACAATAACCTGACGAAACTGTTCAGGAATAGTAGGTACATCCGTTGCAGCACTGAGAGCAGTGGGCTTTACATATGCGTCATACTTGAGTGTGTATGCTTTATCTGGGTAAGGATACAGTCCATAGTTGTTGTCCGGTGTGCGGAATACATACAAAGGAACTGCACCAATATCTGATGTACTCTCTTGGTCGATATGCCTATCGACATACTGGTTATAGTCCATGATGCGTAGCGTTGTACCTGCTACACCAAGAGAGTCATCTTTGGAAATACGAAAGGTCTCATAGTCTACACTGTAGATTGAGGCACCAATTGAGTAGCGTGTAGTACCAGCTACAAGTGTTTCCGTCTGTTCTTGGTGGCTGAATGACCAACCAAACTCACGTTGAAAAATATAATTGATGGCATCATTTACTGCATTCTTACACTGCGTCTGAAACCCACGAGACGTGCTAAAGTTAGCAGCCGTTAGTGCTACTTCGTTAAAACGTGCAAGCACTTCGTTGGTGATGTCAAGGTAAGTATATGCCATCTGAAATCCTTAAAGAGAAATGAGAGGGCCGGTGTCAAGCCAGCCCCCTCACATTAGTTAGGCGAGAGTGTCGCGGTCTACTTCATCAGCAGTCATGTCACCTGTGTCTGCCATGTTCATCAGAACTGCGAACACGCGGACTTTACCTTCAGTCGGAGCAGTAGTTGCTGCCTGAAGTTCCCAGTCAATCGTGTCTTCAGCTTCAATGAAAATCGGGGCAGAAGCGTCAGCCATAGTGGCGTAGCCTACACCCGATGTCAAGTCAGCAGAGTCATCGTCAATGTCGAAGGCCGACACAAAACGAGTAACGTCTACACCGGTAACACCGAGGTTAGCGGTACACCCGTCAGCAGCAGTCTGAACAGAAGCGGTCATTTCAAAACCGGCTGTCAGAATCAGCGTCTCAGCAGGTACAGTGATTGCTTCAATGATGTCGTTGGCAGCGAGAGCAGAACCTTTAGCGGTTGCTGCAGCAGCCAAGTCAATCGTCTGCTGTACCATGTACGGCTGGCGGCCTCGCGCACCAGCACCACGAGCAACGGATTTGAGAGTAGTTACGGTAGCCATATCTTAATCCTCCCTTAAGCCAGATGGTACTTGGCGTTCACAAGTGCTTCAGGACGAAGAATCTTGCGGCCATACAGGTGCATACCACGAACGATGTCAGCAAAGCTGTCAGGGTCACGGTAGGTTTCGGTCTTGTTAATCTGCTCTGCAGTTGCAACAGCAGAAGAATGACCGGCAACAATCATGCCATAGTTGACAGCAGAGTTCGCACCAGAGAAGGACGAACCAGTACCAACTTGCGGCAGGTTGTTGGACGAGTAGACGGTGAAGCCATGAATGTTGGTGCTTACAACGCCGTTCTGCAGACCAGAACCACCGAAGTCAGCGTTGAACAGACGAGAGTCTTCGTCTTTCAGGACTTCAATGAAAACCGGGTCAAGAACAAGCCAGCGGCCCTGCGTGTCAACATTCTGCTGGTCGAGCAGACGAGACATACGAGCAATAACTTGCAGCGGGTTAGCGTCACCAGCATCAGTCGGAGCAGCACCCGAACCCGTACGTGGGAGAATGGCAATTGCCTGACCACCAGTACCGGAGTTAAAGTCAGATGCGTCCAGCTTCATGCTCGACAGCAGTTCGTCAGAACCTGCAGTATCTACAGCCTTAGAACCGTTAACAACGTCGTTTACGGTGTCGGCGTTAGAGTGCAGTGCGGACTGCTTGAAACCAGCCAAGTAGCCAAGAACGTCTTGGTCAAACTGGTCAGCGAGGCGGTAAGCAGCACGGTCAGAGGCGAGGCTCTGGAAGTTAACGTGGCTGTGTGCCTCTTCAATGTCATCAACCTTGAACGCAAAGTAGTTAGCTTTGTCGATGGTCAGGCTGAAGTCTTCGTCGTCAAGGTCTTGCGGCGTGATGGTCGTGCCACGGGCATATGCCTTAACAGTGATTTCGGGTTCCTTGATAATCTTAACGGAATCACCCATTGCAGCAATCTCACCGAAGTAATCGGAGTTGGTGATTGCTTCACAAACAGCGGCCTTGCGGAAAGCAAGTT